ATTTTCTATATTAATTAATTTAAAGATATGATTATAATACTATATATATAATATAATGAGTGTATTATTGGTTTCTTATACAACATTTAATGGTGCTAATTTATCTTTACAGGATACAGTCGCTTATTGTGCTCGCGTGTCTAATCCTGCGCATCAAATGAATACAGAAACAAATGAACGACTTATTAAATATTTAATTGATCATTATCACTGGTCACCTTTTGAAATGGTTAATATATGTTTAGAGATAACCACCACACGTGATATAGCACGACAAATATTAAGACATAGATCATTTAGTTTTCAAGAGTTCAGTCAACGTTATGCAGTAGTACATACGGGAAGTCCTGAATTACGCGAAACAAGAACTCAGGATATCCACAATCGACAAAATAGTATTTCAAGTGATAATAATGATTTACAATATAAATGGAATCATATACAGACTACAATATTTAATTTAACTAATCAAGCATATAACGAAGCATTAGAATTAGGCATAGCTAAAGAACAAGCACGTGTAGTACTTCCAGAGGGTTTAACTCCTTCTACTTTATATATGAATGGTTCTTTGCGTTCTTGGATTCATTATATACAATTAAGAACTGGAAACGGTACGCAGAAAGAACATAAATATATAGCCAAGCAATGTGCTTATGTTATAGCGCCTTTATTTCCTTTAATTATGTCATTTATTGATGCTGAAAGTATGGAAATTTAAATTAATCGGTTTTCTTATAAAAATGAAAGTATATATATTAGTATAGTATATATATTTTATATTATTAAATTTAGACAAATATATAATTATTAAGTTTCCGATTTATAAGATTTCCGTTTAGGATTTAATCTAAATCGATTTTCTTCATTAATTTATGTATTTCTTTAAGATGATCTTTAATTTGTTTTAGAGTCTCTTTTCGTTCTGTATCTAATATAATTTTTTTATTATCTTCTACAGGTGTTAATATTGCATCAGATTCAGCCATTGACAATTTAAATAATTCGGTGACACGTTCAATTGTTGTTCCTTTATTATATAGATATCTCGCTAATTGTAATTTTTTAAATTCTATAGATCTTGAAGAACGGCCTAATTTTTGTGCTATGTCTTCGTATGATAAACCCTCGTGAATAAATTTTTTTAATTCTTCGATTTCTGTACTTTCCCAGCGTTTTCCCCATGGTGTTGTTGTTGACATTTATTTTGTATATATAATATATATTATATATATAATATCATCACTTTAAATAATTTTATATGCATTAAATAAATTAAAATTCAATATCATTAAATGCGTTGTTTTCTTTTTTGACGTCTGGTACATTTTATCATATGATATAATATTATAGACGTCTTTATCATATAATAATCTTATAATCCAGTTATCTTCAAGAATTAAAATTATTTTGGCTTTTTCTTTTCTTATATCATTCTTTGCCAAATGTTCATATATATTCACTACTGGGGATTTATAAAAATCATTGCATAACATTAAATATGGAGGATCGAGTAATATACAACATTCTTCATTATCTTTATAAATATTATATATTTCCATTCCGTCAGTTTCTGTAAATGTTATATCCGCTTCTTTAAAGAAATGACATATACTATAATCCGATAAATTTATTTTTTTGAGTTGTTTGTCTGCTGGGTATAATCCTGGTCGAATGTTAAAATATTTATTACATATAAACCATCCATAAATATTTTTTTGTTTAACCTCTATATTATATCTTTCTTTACTACCGTTAAAACTATCAATTTTATCATTTATAATATTCTCAAATTCTGCACGCTTCACATCATCTTTAATTATTTCGTACATCTCTTTTAAAAAAGCATTGTTATCATTCAATATAAATTTTAATTGTGGTCGTTGTGTCCAGGTATAATAACTCATCGCACAAGAGCCAGCAAATGGTTCTACAATGGTTGTAGAAGATGTAGGAATATACTCATATATTTTTTTTACTTCTTCTCGTTTATTTCCTGCATAGGACATATAAAAATGGTTCTTCATTATATAATATATATATAATCAATTATAGTTTAAGTCGTTTTAAAAATCTTCATCAAGTGTAAAAATATGTTGTTCTTTTTCTCCTACACCTGCTTTAGAATATTCAGCGACGCGTTTTTCAAAAAAATTAGTTTTGCCTTGTAATGATAACATTTCCATAAAGTCAAAAGGGTTTTCAGTATTATAATGTTTTTCATATCCTAGATTTAATAAAAGTTTATCAGCTACAAATTTAATATATTGTTTCATTAATTCACTATTCATTCCGATAAGTTCAACAGGTAAAGAATGCGTTATAAATAAACATTCTATGTCAACAGCTTCAATTAATATATTTAGTATTTCTCCATATGTTAATTTCTTAGATAACATAGAATATAATAAGCATGAGAAATTAGTATGTAAACCCTCGTCTCTACTTATTAATTCATTTGAGAAACCTAAACCAGGCATTAATCCTCTTTTCTTTAACCAGTATATAGAACAAAAAGCACCGCTAAAAAATATACCTTCAACGATGGCAAACGCTACTATTCTTTCAGCAAATGAATATACATCCTTATTAAAATATTTTATAGCCCATTCCGCTTTTAATTTAATTGATTCAATATTTTGTATAGCGTTAAATAAAAATTCTTTCTTCTCTGGTTTTTTAATTAGTGTATCAATTAATGTGGAATACGTTTCACTATGAATATTTTCCATCATAATTTGGAAACCAAAAAAGCACCTAGCTTCTGGTATCTGTACTTCTGTACAAAAATTCATTGCTAGGTTTTCATTAACTATACCATCAGATGCTGCAAAAAATGCCAGTATATTACTTATAAAATATTTTTCATTTTCATTTAATTTCTCCCAGTGTCTCAAATCATCGTTTAAATCTATTTCTTCAACTGTCCAGAATGACGCCTCTGCTTTTTTATACATCTGCCATATTTCGTTATATTTAATTGGGAATAGTACATATCTACTTGGGTTAGGTTTTAGTATTTCTTCCATTATATATATATTATAATATATTAATATAATTTTAAGTCGATTTCTTTTTTGGTCGTCCTTTTCGTTTGGGAGGTTTAACACTTTCTTCGTCACTACTTGAACTGTCAGAATCAGACATTATAAGTCCAGCTCCTTTTAATTCATTTTCTAACGCTGCTATAACTGATTTTCTTAATGCTCTTTTCATCTTGTCAGAGATATGTTTTTTAACACTCATATCAGTGTCTACAGCTGGCTTACCCTTTTCATTTTTACTTAATGATAATGACGATGCTTTCATTATTATTTCATTTTTTACTTCACTTGGAGGGGTTTTTGGTTTTTTAGTTTTTGGGGTTTTAGTTTTTTGGGGTTTTATTTTTACATCTTCCTTTGGATCGTAATAATTATCTAAATAACTTATTTCTTCTCCCACATCTAATATACGTCTTATAGATTCTGGCGTCCCTTTTGTAATTGGCATATTATATTATATTAATATATTATTTTTTTAAATGAATTTTTTTAAACCCATATTCACTTTTTGTATTTATTTTTCGTGGATTATTTTTTCTTGGATCAAATAAAGGATTATCTAATGATGGTCTAAAATATAAATTTTTACGAGTTTGTCCAAGTATAAAAATTTTATTATTATAGTTATTAGTATCAGAAAAATCATTATTAAAAATAAGTAGTTTATCATATAAATTTTTATCTGTTATTAAATTTTTAAGTATATTAAAGTTTGGATTTAAAAATTTTTTTGTTGCACTATCATAAATTGTTTTATAATCAAATTCAGGATTATTTAAATCTAAAGTATATGTACCATCTTCAAAATTATATATAATTTTTTCATTTTTATTAAACTCTGTATTTACAAAACGCGGGTCTTTGCCAGGTTTATATGATTTAGTTATATGTGGATTTTTTTTATAAAAATCTAAAGAATATTTTAATGTTCCTTTATCTAAAATATTATATAATTTAATTTCTCCATTATCTTCAATATATAATGGAACATATTTATCTGTTATGAATTTAGCCATTTGTATAGGAATTAAATTATGTTGGTCATTGCCATTTAAATCTGTATAATATGCGCGTTCATCATTACCACTAGAATCATATTTAATTCTATTATTATTTATTTCTCCTGTTTTTTCAATTTCGTCAATTATATTTTCATAATTAACTCTAAAAGGCGCGGTATTATAAAATTTAAATTCTAGATCAGAATTAGGCGAACTACTATCAATAGGTAAAAAATCAGATTCAAACATTGGATTTCCATTATTATCAAGTTTAGGAACTTCCCTATTTAATGTTTTATCGTATACCATAACAGGTATTCTTTTATAATGAGGATGTTGATCGTTATTATGTAAAGGTCCTCCTAAATTTTTTTGTAAATTTATATTGGTAGGTAGTTCATTGTTTAATTCATTAATAAAAACATTTTCATATGCTTTTCCATATACTCCGCCGTATTGACGTATATTTTGATATGTTTTTTTACTTCCTATTTCTGTAGGATTGGTCTCATAATATTGTAGTTTATTTTTTAATTCGGATAATTGACGTTCATATTTATCTCTCTTTTCTATATATTCATCTCTCTTTTCTATATATTCATCTCTCTTTTCTGTATATTTTATTTTATCTTCTTCAGTTATACCACTTTTTTTTATATTTTTTTTATATTTCTTTATATCTTCATCAATATTCTTTATATTTTCGTTAAAAATTGGTATGTTTTTTTCGTATTCATCAATTGTTTTTTCTAACATACCTACTATATGTGGTTCTGGTATATATTCTCGGGATCGTTGTTTTAATGTGTCTATTCCCTTTTTTTTACGAACTTCTTCTAATTTTTTACCTATTTTTCCGAATTTTTCAACTGATGCAACACGTCGTTGTTGTTTTTCTTCTTCAGTTAATTTTGCAAGCTCGTCTTTATACATATATGTAGGATTTATTTTTTTCACCCATTCTTTTTCTTTTTGTAAATATACATCTTGTGCTTTTTTATATCTATAAGCTTTTTGTAATCTTATTGCAGCTTTTTTTGCTCTTTCTTCAGCTTCTGTATCTCTTGATAATCTATCTTCTTCTCCCATTTGGATTCTTTCTCCATGTTCTTTTAATTTTTTATATTGTTTTTCCTGTTTTTCTTGTCTTTTTTGTATTTGTTCATCCATTATTCGCATAGCTTCTTCCCTGGCTATTCTTGCTCTTTCTTGTCTTTCAATTTCTCGTTCTTGTTCTTCTCTTTCATATTCTTGTCTTTCACGTTCTTGTCTTTCGAGTTCTTCTTGACTTAATTGTATTTCTTCTTCACGTGCGTTTAAATAATTATTTAAAGTAGAAATTACATCTTTTTTTCTTTCTTCACCAATCCTTTTAATATTATTAATTATTATATATTCATTTATAAAATCATTTATAGCATCTTTTCTACTTTCTTTTGTTCGGTTATTTACTAAAATGTCATTTATTTTTTCATCAATTTCAACGTTTGGTATTGTTGTATCAACATTTATTTTTGACCATCCTCCATTTGTTATTGTAGTAAATAATACACCGCCTTTCATTCTTTTTCGCTTATGATGTTTTGCCATATGTAAAATGGCATTGTCGTCAATAAAATTGTTGCTTAACATATTATAATATATAATATATTAGGTTATCTTAAAATTACTTTTTTATGTATATCTGCTCTTGGATTGATGACGAACCCATATCTGACATATCTTTATTTAATTGATTTTTAATATCTATCATATCCCCGTATTTCTCAGTTAAATAAGTATGTCGTAATTGATTTACTGATACTTTCTTACCAAACAATTTATTTAATCGTTGATTTAGTTTAACATTTGATAATGGTTTTAATGATATATCGAATAATAAATATTCAGTTGGATTCACTTTTATCCATTTAACAAGTATAGATTTTAATGCTTTAGGAATGTCTAAATTTTGTTGTCCATATGTCTTGGCAGTTTTATATGAGTTAAAAATTAGTTTATTCTTATCCATATAATTATCCTCATTTTTATCAATATTTTTTATCTTGAAATTAACATAATCTTTAGACCTTCTAGGCGGTATATAAAACCCTCCTAATAATGACATAATTATATAGTTTTGTATTTCCTGATAATCCGCATTCGTTAATTTAGGTTTTTTATACAGTATATTAGCGGTTTTAAGTAATTCGTTATATATAGTAGTTAAATCATCATTATTAACCCAGTTTTCTTCCTGGGTTTTATTTTTTTCTTGTTTCGCCATTTCTTTATTGTATTCTTTAATATCGTCTAACATTTGTTCACGGTAATCTTTAGAATCTGTAATGACTACTAATGCAGACAATATTGTTTTTCTTTTTGGTGCTTCAAGAGTTTTTAAATGGTCTAATATTTTATTTGTTTCATCAAATTTTTTTATATCTATTTCACCAGGACCAAAAACTTTTTTATACAAGCTTGTTAAAATACTATTGTATGTGTTTATGGATGTTTTAGAGATATTAGGACGCTTCTCGATAATAATATTTTTTAAATCTGACATATCTATATATTAATATTAACTTATATTTTTATATCATTTTAAATCATTTTTATATATTTACTATCTTTAAACACTACAGGAAATTGTAATCGTCTATTGATAGGTGTATATCCTGTTATTTGGAACATATATGTTTTAAAACCCTCTTTATCGTATAATAAATAGTCGTCACAATTAACATATTCAATAATAATATTTGCGTCATCAGATAGTATATCAATAACTTTTTTACAGTTGGAACACTCACTTTTACCATATATCGTATAACCATTTGCACGGGGTTTTATATATTCTGTCATTTGTATATTATAATATATATCATATCTATTTAAGTTGTTATTTTTTATTTATTTATTTTTAAACGGAATTCTTATAAATACGAAAGTTCATTTTTTATATTTGTATATATATTTATTCTTTTAAATTTTAGAGATATTATAAATTATAGACTTTCGTATTTATAAGAATTCCGTTTAACAATGTTCGAAAATAGCTTTGTTTATATTCAATTTAGATTTATACATATTTATATATTCTTGTTCTTTTTTAAATCGTTCAGGCTTATTCGTATATTCTAATTCGTCTATTTGTTCAATTGTAAATTTTTCAAAGCCTCCACACAATCTCATATATTGATACAATGATTGGTGATAATGTTTAGAGCGTCTATTCGTTGTATTTTTTTTATGCTGTGATTTCCTACGACTCATATTATTTGTAGAACCTATATATAATATATTGGTAGGGTCTACGGTAAAAAATATTTTGTATATATAAAATTTTGTCATTATATAGTTATATATTATTTCTTTTTTAAGCTCCTTAATTTTGCCATCCATTCTTTCATTTCGGGTGTTCCTTTAGCTGGTCTTTTCCCCAGTCCTTCACCTGCAAGTCTTTCATTCATAGTTTTATAAAATTTAGCCTGTTCTTCCTGTGCTTTTTTTTCTTCTTTAGCTTTACTAGCTCTTAATAATTGTGTAAGACTATCATTTTTAGCACTTGAGAATTCCTCGCCTTCATATTCTTTATAGGGTTTAACTTTCTTTGGCCTTCCTCTTCTTTTCTTCTTTTTTATTCCATCGCCTTCTATTTCACCTTCGTCTGAATCTGGATATTTTTCATCTTCTTTCTGTAAATTATGACTCGCTATATCTATATGGACTAAATCACCCTCACCAGCCCCTCTACCGCTTTTTAAATGTGGTCTCATTCTCATTGTATTATAATATAATTATAAATATATATCTTTAACTATTTTTTATATTTTTTGACTAGTTTATATAGATCATCCCATTTATCATCTAATGTATATTTCATTGATAGTTTATAATCTTCAGGAGTCATTTTATCTTCATATTTCTCAGAGTCTTCAAGTAATTGTTCTTTATTTTCTTCTGTCCATTCAATTTTTTCTTCTTTTACATCTGGTGTTTTATTTTTCTTTTCTTTTTTTGTTTTTGGTTTTAGTTTGTCTAGCTCTTTATTTATTGTTTCTCTTAATTTTTCTATAGAATCTAAACTTAAATCTGGATTAATATAAATATTTTTCTTACCATTATATATCTCGTATTTAAATATTATCAGAGGTTTAATTTCTGGTGTTTCTTCTCTTTTTATTTCTTCTTTAGTTTCTTTTTGGACCTTTTTCTTTTCTTCATAATCATTTAAATATTTTTCTAATCCTTCATAATCATTTTTATTCAAATACATTTTTTGTAGATATTCACGTGTTTCCATATCCAATTTATTAAATTTAGTCGTTAATTTTTGGATATCTCTTTTTCCCCATTTCTTTTTTTCTTCTTTTACTTCTGTTATTATTTTTTCTGGTTCTGCTTTCTCATATGTAAGATCTGGGAGGTCGAATATTTCTTTATGGAATGATTTTCCGTGACGACGATCATAAATTTTTTTGACAACATTATAACCTGTTGTTAATGCTGTAAAATCTTCCTTTTTGTCATTCATTTCAGCCTCTAATATATGTTGAGTACTATAATATTTTGAGTTCTGTAATTTATTTTTAAGAATAACCATGTCTTCAATTACTCTTTTAATTTGTCGTTTTGTAGCACTTAAACCAATAATTAATGAACTGTCATTTTGTTTTTGACTAATATTAATATGATATTTATCCCAGAAAAACCACAGATTATAATCAACTTTATATTTACCATAAGGAGAAACCATATTTTTTAATATCGCTTCTTCTTCTGTAGCTTCTCTATATCCACGTGGAATATCACCTATGTAAAACCATGGTTTTAATTTTATTTCTTTTTTGGCTTCTTTTTCTTTTACTTCTGCTTCTTTTTTAGCTTTGGCTTTCTCTGATCTAATTCGATTTAATTCAGCCATTCGCGCTTTCATTTCTTCTGTGCCTTTTTTACTTGCATTGCCTCGTTTGGGTTTAACTTCTTCTACTTCTACTTTAGGGGCTTTTTTTGCTTCTCTAGCTAGTCTCATTTTTTCCGCATGTGCTTTAGCTTCTGGACTTCCTGCTTTAAATCCTTGTCCGATATATGTATATTCCATTGGCTGAATTTCTGTTTCTTGTATTCCTTTACCTTTCTTAGACTCTTTTTTAACTGGTTTTACACTATATTTATTTTCTATTTCTTTTTTCACGGCTTCATATTTTTCTAATAATTTATCACTTAATCTGTCTTTTTCATCATCATATTTTTTATATTCTGGACTTTCAGAATCAATATTTTTAATATTAGATTTAAATTTTTTAATTATCTCTTTACGTTTATTTTTATATGCTGTTAATGCATCTTCTAGTTCTTTATATTTATCATCCATACTAGTATCTTTTTTATTCCATTCTTTTTCTTCTTCTTCTATTTTTAATTTCTCCAAGCGTGTTATTTCAGCCTCTAACGCGTCTAATTCTTTTTGAAGTTGTTCATCTTCTTCACTTCCATATTCTACCTCTTCTTGTTCATCTATTATTCTTGATCTTTCATCGATTAAAAAATTAATATCTGATATATTATATTTAGTATCTTTATTATATTTATTTTTTGTTTCTTTTGGTTTAACCCGTGTATCCGTCATTTTCTTTTTTTGATGTGATACCGAGAAAGGATTTTTATTTCCTTTATCATATTTATTCAATAATTCTTTACTAGCTTGTGTAACACCCCATAAATAAACCTTGTTATCTTCAAATGCTTCTTGTTCTCGATCTCTTGACATTTTATATTATGTAGTATATATATATTATATATAATAATAATTCTTTAAATCATTTTAATCGGAATTCTTATAAATCGGAAAGTTTATTTTTAATATTATCTTTAAATTTAATAAGTATAAGTTTATATAGCTTTATGTTATTTAGACTTTCCGATTTATAAGAATTCCGTTTAAATCATATTATTATCACTTGTTTTACTTGCTCTCCTTGTTTTTTGCTCAGAAGTGGTCGGAAGTGGTATAAAATCGTCGTCGGGTATATCGTGATCTATTTTATGCATTTCTTCTTGTACCTCTAAATCAACACGTCTATCTATTTTAATAAGACCAAAACATAAACTAAAATGTTCGCATTTGGATTTTAAACAATGTTTAATTATAAGGCTTAATAATCCTATGACCATTGTACCGATAGAAATGAAAAAAACTGCGTCGTATGTGCTTGTCCAATCGTTTGCCATTGTATATTACGTATCACTGAAATAACTTTTAAGCAGATTAAAAATATATTCATCAATGTGTGGCATATCGTGTAAAATAAAATTATCTTGTTCGGGATGTAATTGAACGATAATTAATTTATTGATTTTTATATCATAATTTTTTTCAAGCATATATTTATAACAATTTAATTGTATAGCATAGTGCCAGTATGTAGTATTACAAGGGTTTTTATTTCTTGGTATGCTTATTTTTTTAGTTCTCTTCCAGTCAATAATATCATATGTACCATCATCATTTAAATATACCATATCAACTGTACCACATATTTTATATGTATCGTCGTATATCATCCATTCTGTCCTGTAAGGTGTTTTATTATGTGATTCTATATAATTTAAAAATAGTTTCCATTCATTACATTCTATATCGATATCAATATCTAATTTATTTATATAACGTTCTATATTGTCATGTAGGTTTGTACCTAATATAGAAGTTTTTGCACCGGTTTCTTTCCATAATTGTTTTATTTCTATATCTGACATTCCCCAGTATTTATGTCCTTCTTTATATTCATTGCTTTTTCTCATTTTTTTTAATATACAATCAGTATTTAACGTTGGATATATATTCCTTATTAACGATGTAACACTTGTATAATCTGTAAGACCATTAATAACGTATTTATGACCTTCTTTATAAAATTCGACGTTAAAGTCTCGGCTATGTTTGTTTAAAATTTTAAGTTCCATTATATATACTATATATATAATAAAATTTAAATTAAAATAATTAAATTAATTAATCACCAGAGAAGCCAGTATGATAAGAATGCGGGTGAGTATTCATTTGCTTTAGCCCATCTATTATTTCTTGTCCTGAATTTCATCATCCTATCATTATTTTTATGTTTTGTATAATCTTCCATACCATACTGTCCAAAATGTACCCATTTATTGGTTTCTGGATTTAATAACATATATTTTTTATCTTTACGAGTCGATGGTTTAATTTCTACATCAGAACCGAATATATGTCTAGCTTTTTTATAAACGATTTCAGGGGTTGAATAATCTGTTAGCATATTATATTATATATAATTATATTTTTAAGCTATTCTTATATACTGAAATAATCCTTCACCTCCTGCTGTTAATATAATAGCTGGAGTATCACATCGTGCAGTGAGAGTTATAGTTGTAGGTGTATAAATCTGTATTACTCGTGTTAAATTTTGAGTACTTATACCACCTCCGACAGCTGTAAAATTTTGACAAACATAAGGTTCTTGAATTTGACTTGTAATTGTTGAAATAGACATTTCACAAGTTCTAATAGCTGTTGTATTAGTAGGTCCTATAAACGTTTGTGCAATAAACATATACGTTCCATAGTTTCCAGCATTGAATGATACAGCATAAACATTCGTAACTACATTTGCTGCTAAAACAGTATTTGCAAAACCTGTACCGGTAACTGTAGTCTCAAACCCTAAATCCAACGCATTACTTGGGGCGAATACATTATTGGTTCTTAATTGTCTATTTAATACTAATACAGGACGGATATTTACAAGACCAGTAGCACCTGCCGTTCCTATATTTATATTACCACTCGTCATAGCATTCGTTCCAATACTAATGCTTCCTGTTGTTAGAGCGTTCGCTATAATTATATTTCCAGTTGTAGTATTACCAAAAAGAGAACAATTCGCAGTATTAGACGAACTATCATAACGAGGACATACCGCTATTGAAAATGTTAAACCACCAAGAGACGGATTATAAGTAAGTGGTCCAGTAGTGTCGTCCAAAAATAAAGCACTATTCGCTTGGGCAGTTCCTTTAACGAATGGTATATAACAAGTGGTATTAGAATTATCACTCGTAGTTAATACACCCGTAGCACTTCCGTTAAATGTTGTAGCAGTTAAAGTACTTGTAGAAGGATTATAAGTTAAAGCAGTAGTTGTATCGTCCAAATAAAAAGGGGTAACATCGCCTGCAGGTGTTTTTGAAAAAGGTATATAATAATTTCCATTCGTATTATCAGTTGTGGTTATCATTTGAGTACAACTACCAATGAATGCCGTAGCATATATAAAATTAAGATTTGGATTACAGTATATACCTGCGCATTTTTGAATATTTCCTACACCTGTAGAAGAACTGTCGCTAAAATTAAGATAATGGTTCGTATTAGTAGTTGTATTCACAGTTTTATAACCAAAATCATCCCTTATATACCATACTGCAACACCTAATGTAATAGACGGAGCGATCAAATAACAAGTAATCGCCGAATTAGGTTGAATATTATAAACCAGTCCTACATTACCGCGTAACCAACTATTAAAATTAATATCAGGAGATGTCATAGTAATAACAGAAGCGGTTAAATTTACGACTTTAAACATAAAACTTAATTGGAAATATTCTGTATATGGTCTCATTGTTAATTGATTACCAACTGTAGAACATACTATTAATTCGGTAGATGTTGTTATGTCTGTAGGATTAGTATCGTTTCTTCTTATACTTTGATTGTATGAACCAAGGTTTATGAATTGATTATTATTCACAAATGTTTGGTCGCTTAATAAATTTAAAATATTACCACTGGATATATTAATATCGCGTGTAAATCCACTTTGAATATTTAAATCGTTTGTAGCAGATATTGTAGCGGTGGGATTTTTAGTTAATGATACATCTCCTATAATTTGTACATCGCGTAATGTTTCAGTTCCTTGTGCTAATGGATATTGTAAATAATTTCCTATGATATGTTCATGTGTCACAGGGTCTGAAGCGTCCCGGAAATTTTCAGGGTTAAAAATTGGTACGTTGTCAATTGGTGGTGGATAATCTGCCATTATATATTATAATATATATATTTAAAATTTTAAATAGTATAATTATATATAATGAATTTTACAACAGATCAAGTAATTAAATTACAAAAGACGACGCCGGTACGTAAGAAGCCTATAAATAAAAATGGTATTATTAATTTTTATGAAATGATACCAAAAAAATATTTAGACGATATAGAGAATCCTAATTATGATTTACATAATGTCGATCTACCATTTAGAATGTGTGTAGTGGCGCCTAGTGGTTCTGGTAAAACAAATTTTTTAATGAATCTAATAAGAATCTTTTCACAGGGTAAAGGAACGTTTGCCGATATTACTGTAGTGACATCTAATAAGGATGAACCATTATATAATTGGTTGGATCAAGAGTTTGATGAAATACAAGTCCTTGAAGGTATGAGTAATACACCTAAATTAGATGATATGGACAAGAAAGAAAACCACCTTGTCGTATGGGACGATCTAGTATTAAATAAGAGTCAAGATGCAGTAGAAAAATATTATATGAGAGCTAGAAAAAGGAATTGTTCTGTCATATATCTCAGTCAATCATATTATGACATACCAAAGTTTATAAGAAAGAACTCTAATTATTTAGTTATATTAAATCTAGGAGGGTCAAAGAGAGAACAGACTGCAATATTAAACGAATGGTCAACAGATCTAGACTCTGACGAATTAAAAGCCATATACAATGATGCAACATCTGAACATATGAGACCATTAATAATTAAAGGAGGCAAGGTTAAAGCAAATGAGAAATACCGTAAAGGATGGCTTGATTATTATGATCTTAAAACGTTCTTAAAGGATATCCCAAGGACAAAAACTAAACCACGGAAGCTTATAAAAGATGATTCAAGTGATGAGAGTGACTAATTTTAAGGCTTAAGCGAGTGATTTTAAGGCTTAAGTGAGTGATTTTAAGGCTTAAGCGAGTGATTTTAAGGCTTAAGTGAGTGATTTTTATAGCCAGGTGAACGAGTTTAAAGATTAATATTTAACGATTCCTAAACGGAATTCTTATAAACTCGAAAGTTAAATATTTATAATATCTCTAAATTTAATAAGTATAAATATAAGTACTATCTTTGAATTTGAACTCTCCAATCTATAAGAATTCCGTTTAAATTCTCCCTTTTAGAATGCTCAAGAGAAGTAAATTTAAGCGTAAGCGAAGTAAATTTAAGCTCAAGAGAAGTAAATTTAAGCGTAAGCGAAGTAAATTTAAGCTCAAGAGAAGTAAATTTAAGCGTAAGCGAAACAAAAAAAATATCATATAAAAATTATATTTATATTGAAAAAGGTTTAAAAAGATATTCATATACTTAATTATATATATAATGTCAGACGAAGAATATGAATCAAATGAGGAATCTCTCCCAGTTCCTCCGCTTAAACGCCATATTCACACCTTTAGAGAATTCACCCCTGAGGAATTAACTGAAGATGGATTACCAACTATAGAGGCACAAATAAGAGCAATAGAACTAGATATGGAGGCAAAGCGAAAAGAACCGCGACCGGAAAAAGATTTAACAATGAGAGTTAAATGTTTATCTTTAACGCGTATAGGGTATGATATTTTTACAAACACAAATAATATGCCATGCTATGACAGGGAAAAATTACAAGAAACTATGCATAGTTATGAAGAAAAAACACCCGAAGAGATTATAGAAGAATTCAATGAAGTATGTGAAAGAAAGGTGTTTAATACAGTTGATTATAGTCGTTATCCTATGTATAATGTGTAAAATTAACAAATAAATAATAATTCAATTTAAAACAATTATAATATATATGTGTATATTATAATGAGTGGACAACCTGTAAATACAGATTCAGATGCCATAAAATTCAGAAATGAATATATGGACAACTTAAACCTAGAAACCCAAATTCAAGATATGAATTTCCAAGCTAACAAAATTTATATTCAATCTGGACAACTTCCTCCACAGGCTCAAATGCCTGATACAAGAAGTACTGCAGAAAAATTAAAAGACATTGAATTGTTAAAAAAAACAATAATTGAAGATTTGAGACCTATAGCTGAACCCGCATTTGCTCTTGAAATATACAATAGAGTTGAACAACATGCACTCAATGTAGAAGGTGGATTTTTAAGATGGCTTGCTCAGAACGGTGAAGAAATAGCCAAACAATTAAGTAAAAAATATAAATTTGGCATTGCAGGTGATATTAACGATGCTGAAATCATTGTTCAATATATTGCAAGTGCATACTCTACAATTCGACATTCGGCTCAAAGCATTAAAAGTTTTATGAGTTCGTCATCTGGTATAGGTAAACAGAGTTCAAATGCGGTTTTATCTGTTAATGATATTGATCCTTTAATTATAACATTACAGGATTTTAAAAAAAGACTGATTATATTTGGTAAAAAAAATCCCCAAGTCTCGGAACAAATGAGTGTATTGGTTGATAGTTTAACCAAACTTAAGAGATCACTCCCAACAACAGAAGAATTAAGACAACTTATGGAACACATAGATGATCCAATTTTTATGATTACTAGAGAAAGTAGAAATTTAACTTTGGTTTTTGATATTCTTAAAGCTCTACCTCCTTTACAGACTATTAATACACTTTTATATAATGCAGAAAGAGCAATAGATAATCAGGATATGCAATCGTTCAATCTTAATATTAATCAAATTATTAATTTATTTGGTTTTGTTTTTGAACCACAGAATATAGATGCATTATATATTTTTATGAGAGAGTTTAAAGAACCTGCAGAAAGACAATTAAGATATGAAAGAACAATTGAATCAAAACAATTAAGAAATGAAATCCGACAACAAACAGAACAAGAAAGGGATTTAAGTAAAGCAGATAAAGTATACGTTGTTAATCCAATAACTGATCCTGTTAATACATTTGACAGTGGTAATCCTAGAATGGAATTAAGAGCAAGACAACCACGACGAGAATTTATTACACCTGATACACGTAATCTTAGATCCATGAATATTATGGAAATATTACATCAAATGCAAGGCATGACAGATCAAGCAATACAGCAAAATTTTGATGTTGTTCGCGAGACATTTCAACGAATCGATGCAAATCCAGCATATAACTCCGACATTGAAAATACTGTAGGATTTAATGCATTACAACAGAACCCTGAAATGGTAAGACAAATAGCACAATTAATAATTCAACGTCTTATTCCTCCTGGTTTACCAAATTCGGTTTCTTCCGCTAGCGACTTTGGTATTACAGGTCGTGGAATAAAACAACGTAAAGGAAGACCTCGTGGTGGTTCTATAGTTCCTGTACCTAAAAAACCTGCTTTTGTTGGATTTGGTATAAACGAGATTGATCAACTTAAACTAGATAAAAATATTTTATCAATCCGACGTAATACACGTAGTAAAATTAAAGGTATGGGAAATAAACACATTTCTGAACCTATGAAAAGAATTATTAAAAATTTTATTGGTGGTTCTGTCCCTAGTTATAACGATTTATCAAGTCTTGATAATGAAGAAAAAGAATATTTAAATAAGATCGTAGAACATTCAGACCTTAAGGATCGTTTATCTGTTCCAGCTCCTTCCAAAGATCAACGTGAAAAAGATTTTCACAGTTTTGAAGTGATGAAAGGTGAAATACTTGCTGGCAATGATAGTAAAGAATTAATTAAAAAATTTAAACTCCTTATGATTAAATTATCACGACAAAATTTACTCCCTAAATCAGAAGTACAGGAGCTTATGGAAGAATTAGTTGAGCTCGGATATTAACTGACTTAAAACATAAATTATATATAACTATATATAATGAGCGGAGTATATAATTACTGGTGGAAAACACAACATCAAGGAGCATCGAATGATATTCCACAGATGGAATCAGGTGGATATCAATCACCATTTTATTTTGGAGGATCTCAAGTTCCTTCAACATTAAAAATGAGAGAAGATACAATGAAAACAGGTCATAAAGTAAGCAAACAAACAAGTGGCCAAGGATTAGGGCGACAAAAAACATATCACGAGAAACATAGTAGAATTCATATGCCACGTTTAATCAAGTAATATAAACCATATAAAAAAATAATTATATAAACATATATAAGATGTATATTATAGTTCTAAACCAAACAAATGTTATCCAAGACGGATATAATAATAAACTCGTTTATAAGTTCCCTAATTCAGTCCCTCTATTTGATAAATATATAGCGCTATCAAGTATTACAATGTATAATAGTTGGTTTAATATTATGACACAATATAATAATAATACTTTCACTTATACTTGGACAAATAATTTAGGTGTCACAACTGTTTATAATGTCACAATGCCTAACGGTATTTATGATATTCCTGATATTAATAAATTCATTCAATTTACATGTATTCAAAATGGTACATATTGGTCAGATGCTGGTTTAAATTATTATCCATTTGAATTACAAGTAAATACTGTCAGATATAGTATTCAATTGAATACATATTTAATCCCCACATCTAGTCCCACTTTATCTACAATACCGCCACCAGCAGGTTGGCCAAATGTCACTCAAAATTCAGTTGTATCGTTCCCTGCTTTATTTTATAATGTCGTAGGATATCAACCAATAAACAATGTTATTTTTTCATCAGCTGCAAACGTAGCAAATGCTTATGTGCCTCCAGGATCGTCACAATATACGTATTATGCTACTAAAGATGCAAATGGTACATTATCATATCTATCTATTAACCCACCAAATGTACATCCAAACGACACAATTTATCTTACAGCCTCTAATATAAATAACCCTTATTGTCTTCCATCTTCTATTATTTATAGTCTCACAAGTGATGCTATTACTGGTGATTTAATAAACGAGAAACCACCTAATTATGCCTGGACGAAAATGATTAACGGTACATATAATGAATTAAGATTTTCTTTAATTGGTTCAGATCTTCAACCGTTATATATAGCCGATCCACTTATGAATATTACATTGGTTATTAGAGACAAAGACGAGTCATATTTAGGAGCTAAGTAATAAACAAAAAACGACTTAAATAATTAATGATAATATATATATTATAATGAATAATACATATCATTTTAACGAAAATAAAATTTTACATCTTTTAGACGAATTAGACCAAGATAGAAGTAAATTATTTACAACTATTAAGACTGATAAAGAAAGTGATAAAATCTCCGAAGATAAAGTAAGATGTATAGAAACGATACAAAAAAATTTAATTATGTATAAAAAAATTTTAAACAAAGAAAAAACTATTAAAGATACTTAAAAATAAATTAAGATACACCTATATATACAATGTTGAGAACTACACATATTCATATCCCATTTTCTAACGCTAAAATACGATCTTTAACTAAAAGAGTGCATGGACAAGGCATAGGTGCAGTATTATTAGATGGTGGAATGGGTGGACAATCTTCGTATCATTCAATGGAACATATGATGGAAACAACTAATAGAAGTAAAATAAGGGGTACTGGTTTAGCAGATAAATTAGCAGACAAACTTAGTAAATTAAAACTTGAAAAACCTGATAAACCTAAGCGAAAAAATATAACCATGTCCTTTTAATATATTAAATTAACTTAAAATTTTATTTATTTACTTACTTATATATATAAGTATGTGTGACAAACTTGTTTTTGATCTATCTCAAGAAGTTGAGGGCTCGCCAAATGTCTTTATTCGTAAAGACTGGATTAATATTTTAGATAATATGAATCAAAACTACCAAAATAATCAATGTATTATTGATACATCCCAGTTGGCCAATTCTAATAAATATATGGCATATAGAGAATCGTATTTAGCAATGCCTATGTTAGGTACAATCACTGGTAAAACTTTTACTGGAGCAGCTACACAATTTGTAACACCCGGTATTGTAACAGCAGGCAGTGAAATAGGCGATTTTAGTCTTGGACTTAAAAATTGGTTTGGTAGTATGATTCATTCATTTACACTTGATTATAATGGTACTACTATCATTCAACAAACACCATTTATTAATATGTGGAATATTTTTAAATTATTGACTTCTTTATCTTATCAAGATGTATTAACAATGGGTCCTACAATTGGTTTTTATCCCGATACATTTGATGGATGGAGTTATGCAATTCCTCAAGCAACTCCAGTTGTTGCCGGTGCTACTGCGGGAACTCCTTATGGTCCTAATATGGCGTTAAATCAAGATGTGGATGCTCCTTTGGGTACTTCGTCAGGTGTATTTAATTTTAATGATAATATTTATAATCAACCTACATTTATTGATGCTAATCCTGTTGTTGCATTTAGTGGTGGAAATTTTGGTCTTACAATGAGAACAAAATACATCGCGTATAATCCAAACGTACAGAGCGAAGGAATCGGAGTAAGTACATATGGTAATTCAGGAATTCCAGCAGCTGGATGTAATCAAGTATGGAAATCATATATTAGTACACAATCTGCCATTATTGGCGGAAATGTCGCAGGTAATACAATCATTAAACAATATTCTATAATGGCTATAATTTATTTACGTCATGTTCATTCATTTTTTAATATGTGTCCTTTATTAAAAGGCGTGTTTATGAAATTAACAATGAATTTAAATAACTGTTCATCAACTGTTAGAGCATACAAAGCAAATGTTGGTCCTGCTCCACGTTATTTATCATATACTACACAAAACCCTGTAGGAGGTGTTTGTCCTTTTATTATTCCTAGTTCTGTGACTGGTAATAATTGGATAAATAGTTGTTTTGCAGCTGGAGAAGTTTTTGAAATGAATTATAACTTATCTGTAGGAGCTAGATGTTTAAATCCTGCTATAACCGCTTTAGCTCCACAAAATATCACAGAAGGACAATTATCAAAATCGGTTTATCTTTATGTCCCTGCTTATACTTTTAACCCTCCATTTGAACAAGCATATTTATCTAATTCAGTTAAACAAATTAAATATACTGATGTATATCAATACCAATATCAAACTGAAATATTAGCAGATCAACCATTTAATTTTTTGGTCACTAATGGTATAGCAAACATTAAATCTGTTTTGATTGTTCCTTTCTTGAAAAAAGGGTATCAGAGTTATGGTGTATCTGCGGGTGCAAATGCTGCTGCGACTACTTTTGCAGCTGGTACATTAGTTGATTATTTACAATACCAAAGTCCATTTGATACTGCCGGATGCGGTACAACTGCTCCTATGACTTCATTAGGTAATTTTAACGTACAAATTAGTGGTCAGAATGCAATCTATAATACACAACGTTATACATATGAAGAATTCGTTAATCAGCTTTATGGACAAAATTCTGTTAATGGTGGTATGACTGATGGATTGACAAGTGGTCTTATTGGATTCTTAGATTTTCAAAATTCTGCGTCATATTATTATGTTAATGTCGAACGTATGTTACCAGTTGAACAATCAGTTCCTAAATCCGTACAAATCATCGGTACAAATTTTTCAGCAAAATCCCTCCAATTCTGGATCTTTATCGAATATGGCGTCGAAGTCAAGATTGATGTGCTAACAGGTGCAAGGGTCTAAAACCCTCCATTATCTAATAAAAAAGATTTAAAAAAATAATTATATAAACACCTATATATTAAATATGCATTTAATTTCAATCGACGCAAGTCCAAAACAGTTATCAAAGATCCGAAACGGTCATAAAGTAAGAATTAAACATGGTACTGGAGTTTCTGTAGTTGTTAGTCCATCTACATATAACATTGTACATCGTGCATTTAAAAAAAAGAAAGGAGCTGATATACAATTATCACAAGAAGAATTATATGCTAATAAATCATTATCACCTGAACAACACAGCGAATTATCTAAACAAGCAGAACCAGGAGTTTTTCATCAACAAACACCTGGGCCAATGGCAGGTGGTTCTATTTTTAGTAAGATATCGAAAACACTTAAGCATCCTGCTGTTAAAAAAATTACACACGCTATTGTACCAGAACTCGCGGGAGATATTGCCGGTGCTACTGCTACTTATTTAACAGGTAGTCCAACGGCTGGGATAATAGCGCGAAAAGGGGTGAAAGAATTAACTAATTATGGAATGGAAAAATATGGATATGGATTAAGATATGGAGGAGGTGTTATGCAGGATTTAAAAGATCAAAATTTAGAAAGCGCTCATGCTGGTGGAAAAACTGCTCAAATGTCTGAAAGAGGTTTTGCACATAAATTTCATTTACAACCTGTAAAAACATACTGGGATGAACCAGGAGCGCCTCCATCTCGTGGGTCTGGATTGGGACATAAATTACACCATAGAAGATTACACGACCAAAATTTAATTCAAGGAAGGGGAACATTATCAAGCGTAGAAAATATTTTACCAGTTGCGATGCGTTCTCAGCCATACGGAACCAATTTTCATATGCAGTTTCAATTACCCCCAGAATACCAACGATATAATAGCGGTGCGGAATAAATTGAATGTCTGAATCGGATATAAATTTATACGGATTAAAATCAAAAAATCCTTTTATTTTTTAAATAAAACTCGTATCCGGTTTTGTTAAAAAAATAAAAATATTTTCGATTCCAATCCTGTAAATTATATATCCTAAATGATTTTTTAAGTAAAATAATAATTAATTTTTTTATTTATATATTATACATATGTATAATATAGAAAACGATTATATATATATTATTATTCGGAATTCTTATAAATATGAAACTTATTATTATATATATACTCTAAATTTTAAAAGAATAAATATATATAATATTATAAAAAATATACTTTCGTATTTATAAGAAAACCGTTTAAATATTTATTGTATATACATTTATATATAATGGATAGACCGAATCAATTAAAAAATATACAAAATGAAGCATTACAATTATTTATTAAAAAAAATACAGATTACGGCGATGCATTCGCAAAATACGGACCAACAGGCGTTTTGATAAGAATACAGGATAAAATATCACGATTAATAAATATATCGAAAAATAATATTAATATGATTACTGATGAAAAAATGCGTGATACATTGATTGATTTGCATAATTATTCCGCTATGTGTATAATGTTATTAGACGAATAAGAATTTAAACGGATTTCTTATAAACACGAAAGTTTATATATAATAATATCTTTAAATTTTAATAAAAAAAATATATATAATAATATACAATATATACTTTAGAAAAAATAAGAAATCCGATTAAATAATAATAAAATATTAAAAAACCGATTAAATAATAATAAAAATATTAATAATAATTAAAATATTAACCAATCATAAAAATTTGATATTCATAACGTTCTCCGTATTGTTCTAATTCATAAGGATTCCATATTTGATATGAATAATAATGTCTAATAAAATTTTTCATTTCTTTAATGAAATCTTCATTATTTGGATATTGACGAAATCTAAGAATCAAAGCATATATATATAATTTTATATTGTTATCGTTTTTAAAATTATTTCTACGATATTTTTGATCATATGTTGATAAATATAATTCGTTATAGTTTTTCTCAATAAATTCTTGTAATAACATATAATGATATTTATTTTTTTTAGATTGTGAATATTTAAAAAAGCGTTTATTTTCATTGTCTAAATTAACACAAAAATTGAATAGTTCATTTAACCAAGAAGCGGAAACAAAAGAAATTGAGGACATATTTTTATACGCGAAATATGTCAAATTTCAAGGCCTTTTTTAATTATTTAATATAAATAATTAAAAAACTTGTCCCGGGCCGATAAGAAATTTTGACATCGCGAGTTAAAAATATGGCCGATTTTCTTTTCTTTCTGCAAATGATTAAATCAACATTTAATTGATTGTTTAATTAGAGAGTGAAAATAAACGCTTTTTGGTATAGTCGGAATTAAAAAAATATATGATTATAGATTATTACATTTTTTATTGAATAAAATTATAAGAATATATTTTTTACATATGATTAAATATCGTAGAAATAATTTAAACGATAATATAAAAATTTTTATATATGCTGAATCAAAGATTTGTCAGATTCTAAATTATTATGATCATTATAAAATGATTCTAAATGTATTATTATTTGAGTATTCATCAAAGGGATTAATTTGAATAATGTGAAATCACGGTTATATCCTGAATATTTTTTATTGATATTCATAAAAGTATTATATATTATAGGATTAATTGTATCAATAATTAATTGGACTTCGTCGTTTGTCAAAAGTCTAAATTTATTAATAAATATTTGATTATACTGAACCACATTATCAATATAACGTGCCTTTTCATTATGTTTAAACCAAGGTTTATAATTTTTTATATTTAAACAGTCCAAATCTTCATACATATCAATTAAATTATTTTTTATAAAAATATAATCATTGATCATATCTTGACATATTGATAAATATTTTGTTGTCATTATATATATTAATACATAATAATATAATTTTAAATTAAAATAAAATAATTTAAAAATATATACACTATATATAATATAAAAATATGTCATATATTGTTGAATTATTAGACGGTGAAATTACTCAATATTCCGAGGACCATGAACCACAAGAATATGTTAAACCCGTGTTTTATTCTGCTAAACAACATAAACGATATATACGTGTAATGAATCAAATTATAAATGTATGGCGATTAGTAGAGGAACAGATTAATTTTTTATTATCATATGATATAATAAAATCAAATGACGATACTGAATTTTTCTATAAAGGGTTATATAAAATATTCTTTAATCAATATAGATTAGAGCATAGTAATGATATGAAAAGTAAAAATAAAGTAAAGAGAATTAAGAATCAGATTTTACCACTTTAGGTGTTCTTTTCTTACGTTCTTTTTTCTCTTTAATAGGTTCTTCAATAACAGGTTCTTCAATAATTTTTATTTCTTCCTCAACAGGTTTTTCAATCTGTTCAGGTTCTAATTTTTTATCTTTTTTAACAGACTTTTTACGAGTCTTTTTTTCGATAATAGGTGTTTCGATAACTGGTTCAGGTTCTGGGATAGGTGTTTCGATAACTGGTTCAGGTTCTTTAATCTTATCCTTTTTTCGTTTATAATATTCTTTAGCCTTTGTGCGTTTATATTCAAGGAATTCAGGATCTACCTCCTTACGTTGTTTATAATATTCCTTACGTTGTTCGTTAATTTTATCTTTGTTCATTTCGCGGTATTTCTGTGTGGCTTTTTTCTGACTAGGAGTATAAGAACTATATTTGATAATAACCTCTTTATCGTCCATTGATTTATATTATATATATACATTATATTTTTAAGTTAGTTTATATAATTTATTACAATATATACACGTATCAAAAACAAAGCTAGGACCACATTTATCCGAATTATCAGCATTACAATACGGGCAATAAGCTTTTAATATTTTTTCAAATATTCCGTTATGATGTATATATATAATCGATTGTACTTTATAGTCGAATAAACATTCAATTAAAAATATTCTTTCACTTTGTGTTAAATCCATTATACTATATATACACTACAAATATTTAAATCAATTTATTTTATTTTTTTATATTTACATCAACTGGTATTTTCATCATATCTATTCCTCCACCTGCATCTTCATTAATAATTCTTTCATAATCATCATGACTATGATTAAATACTTCATTACGTCGTTTTGACGTGTCTTCTGATTGAAAAAACATTTTTAATATATATTCATTCTTTTTCCAATCCACAGACTTATTTAAATCGTCAAAACATTCTAAAAACTCATCTACATCTCTATAAATATCTCCACTACGATTTTTATATGCATTAATAAAATGAGCCATTGCTAGACAATAAAACCCACACGCGTTATTCATTAGACTTTGTACATCTTTTGTCGTATGTGGTAGATGTTTATTAAAACATTTAGTAACGGCTTTTTTAATTGATTCTGGAGGAGGCTGACCATACGCGTCAAAATAAATAGGTTGTACAATTCCTTTTGGTGTTTCTTGTACTTGTAACATTGTCCAATGTGTACCGTCGTTTTGATTTCCATTATCGTCTTCACTATCTTGAATATTTATTATATATGTTTTATTCGGTAATATTTTTTTTGGTAATTCATCTTTAAAGAAACAACCTGCCAGGGGCACTGACATACGTTTTGCAAGGTCTTCAATTTGTGTATCTGTAAGCATTATATATATACTATATATATAATATTCTTTTAAACTACTTTAATTCACATTCTTCCATATTCTGTATCTATATCGGTTAAAGGTTTTAACGAATGTTCATATAATGGATCATAACTCTTTGATGGTATAACATAATCAGGATCACGGCCAATATAACTAACCGGGTCATATTCTGTACGAATGTCATATTGATATGGATTAATAATTTTTTGATCGTGTATATTTGGTTTATTATATGTAATTGTTTCATATGTAGGATATCCTAGAATTTCAGCCTGCAACCCTCCTTGAGAATGTCCAATTGTTGTTATAGAATTAACGCCATATTTTTCCTCTGCTTCTCTTTGTACTTTCTCGGCTTCTTTAAAACGCTCTGTATTCTTATATGATTCTATACCGCCAACAGCATAAATAATATTGTTATACCAATCTTCCCAGCCTTTAGTACCTCTATGTACAATAACTGTTTTATGTGTAGTAGGATTATAAAAAACTTTATTTTTACTTGTACTAATATCTTTATCTAATATATATCCGGAAACGTCTGAATCATCGTATCCAGCTTTTAATAACGCGTGTAAATCGGTTGAACTTATTTTACCTCCTTTCATTATATAATATGTATATGAATATATTTTTAAACGGAATTCTTATAAACTCGAAAGTTCATTTTCTATATTAGTATATATATTTATATTTATTAATTTTAGAGATATTATAAATTATAGACTTTCGAGTTTATAAGAATTCCGTTTAAAAATAAATAAAATAAAAAAAATAAAAAAATAAAAAAATAAAAAAAAATAAAAAAATAAAAAAAAAATAAAAAATGATTTAAAAAAATAATTATATACTATATATATATAATGGAAACAATATTCAACAAATACAAAAACGCCGAAATCATTTTCAACAAACATAATAATTTATTTCTTGGGTGCAAACGCGTACGAGAGATTATAAATGTTTTGAAAGTACCAGAAGATAAATATATTTACGCTTATGAAAAAAATAAAGAGATGATTATATCTACTCCTAAATATTGTAAGGCTAAATTATTTATTGACAATGAATGGTTTAATAATTATATTGATACTATTGAACCGGTTATAGATATACGACCAGACGAAATAATATTAAAAGATCATGAATGCTTAGAATCTCCAGAAGGTAAGAAATATAATATAAGGGTATATGGCGAAAGAGATATAACCAAATGTTTTTTATCTGTTAAAGATATCGAAAAAGAACTGGGTTATGAAGATCTACAAAAATATATAATACGTGAATGGTCTTCATATAATATCAATGAAGATTATAAATATTTTAGTGTCCAAAAACTCAATACCATTGAGAAAAAAGACACTAAAATTTTTACTGTCCAAAAAGTGTATGAGACTGCCTTTTTTGGACAGCAAAAAAAAATGTATTTAACATATAACGGATTTATTAAGATGTTATATATAACGAAAAATAAACAAGCACAAGGGCTCCGAAATTGGATTACGAAAATCATTTATACTATACATATGGGTACTCAAAAAGAAAGAATAAAATGCGTCGATAAGGTTTTAGGATGTGATAATACTTTAGCCAAAGATTTATTAAAAATATCTTTAAACAGTATTACGTGTGTATATTTTATTATTCTAGGATACCGAAAAAATATTATGCCAAATGATTATGACGAAGACAATGAGGACGAGCTTATATGCAAATTTGGATTTACCAAAGACTTAAAAAGACGCTTCAGAGAACACGAAAATAAATTTAATGAACGATTCAATACAAAAATAAACCTTAAATACTATTCGAATATAAATGAAACATTCCTGTCAGAAGCGGAAAGACAATTACACGATTTCTTTGATGAGTATAAATACACTATCTATAAAGATAAAGAGCTTATATCATTTCCAGCAGAAGACATAAAGGACGTTAAAAAACTATATAAAGAGATTGGTAAATTATGCATAGGTAATGTTATAAGACTTGAGAACGTCATAAAAGATAAAGAGCGCGACATTGAGAACGTCATAAAAGATAAAGAATACGAAATAAAAGTTAAAGAATACGAAATAAAAAATATGAAGCACGAGATAGAAAAACTTAATCTACAAAACGAGATATTACGACTTAAATTAGAATCAAAGAATTA